TAATTTCTTATATAATGATCTTGTTGTAGGTCAGGCATCTAATACTGAAGCAAGAGTTAGATCTTGGGATCTTGATACCAAAGTTCTTAAAGTAACAAACGTTGGTATTGGATCGACTGTCAATGGATTTATTCCGGGAGAGGAAGTAAGAGTTCAAATAGGTATTGGTGCAACTGGATTAAGAGTGCATCAAACAACCTTTGTTGCTGGTTTTACCACAACTGGTAAAAATATAGGTGCNGGAACTACAATAATTAANGTTGGATCAGCAAATACAACTCAATTTACTGTTGGATCTGACGTATCACCAATTGATAATGTAATTGGTATAGGTGTAACTGTACATTCAATATTCTCGAATGGTAATATCTTCTTGAGTCAGGCAACCTCTAATTCTGCAACGTTAGTAAATCAGACTATATCAGTTGGAAGTACACAGTTTGTTTCATATAATATTCGTCAATATGACGATCGTGATATATACGATGATTATAGTAATAATGATGAGTTTGAACTTGAGGCAGATAACATCATTGATTTTGCAGAAACTAACCCATTTGGTACATATTAATGTTAGGCACTTATTTTTATCACGAAATACTTAGAAAGACGGTTATATCGTTCGGAACATTGTTCAATGATATTCATATTCGTCATAAGGATAATACTGGTAAATCAATTAGCGATATGAAAGTTGCTTTGGCATATGGCCCAATGCAAAAGTTTTTAGCNAGAATNGAACAACAACCTGATTTAAATCGTGCGACTCAAATTACATTACCTAGAATGTCTTTTGAGATGACAAACATTTCTTATGATGCAACAAGAAAATCATCAATTACACAAACATTCAAAGCATCTGATGGAACAAATTTAAGAAAAGTTTTCATGCCAGTTCCATACAATATTGGTTTTGAATTAAATATCTTGGTTAAACTAAACGATGATGGACTTCAGATCATTGAACAAATATTACCATTTTTTCAACCATCTTTTAATTTAACTGTAGATCTAGTAAGTGTCATTGGAGAGAAAAGAGATATTAGTGTTGTGTTAGATAATATATCGTTCCAAGATGATTATGAAGGAGATTTTGCAACAAGAAGAGCATTAATATACACACTCAATTTTACTGCTAAAACTTACCTATTCGGCCCTGTCGCAGATACTCCAGAGGGACTTATTAAGAAGGTTCAATTGGATTATCACACTAATATGGATCGTGAGAATAAGAGAAGAGAACTTCGTTATGTTGCTACACCAAAAGCGGTTAAAGATTATGATGGTGCGAATACAGAAGTTCTAACATTTAATATTACAGCAACAGCAGTTAGAATTACTATAAATGATACATCTAACTTCTCTGTCGGAGATCGTATTGTAATTGATAGTGAGGTAATGCAGATAAAAGAAAAACCTGACGCAACTACTTTGGTTGTTAAAAGAGGATTTGATAGGACACTTAAAGTGGAGCATCTTGAACAGGCAAAGGTTAATAAATTAACTACAGCAGATGATAATCTTATAGATATTGGTGACGATTTTGGATTTAGTGAATCTTCTAGTATCTTTACTGATTCATTACAATTCAATCCTGCAACAAGGACAGACTCATGATGAACACTAATTTTGGTGATATTGAAAAATCTTTAAATGTTGAAACATCGATTGTAAAAAAAGATGAATCAAAACCTGAGTTACCTAATGTTGTTTTAAAAAAGAATGATGTTGAAAAGGATTATAAGTATACAAGAGGTCAATTATATTCTCTAATTGAAAAGGGACAAGAAGCAATCAATGGTATTATGGAAGTTGCTGGTGAAAGTGCAAGTCCAAGAGCATATGAAGTTGCTGGACAGTTAATTAAATCAGTTGCAGATAGCACAGATAAATTAATGGATTTACAGAAGAAGATGAAAGATATTGATGAAGAAGGTACTAAAACACAAAATAATGTCACGAATAATGCTTTATTTGTTGGTTCTACAAGTGAGTTGTCAAAACTTCTAAAACAAGGTATTCTAAATAATAATGAGTCGAAAAGCACTGAATAATGAAATCCTGTAAAAAAGGATACTACTATTGCAACACTGACAAGAAGTGTAAACCTATTCCCGAAGGATCTGTTCTTCGTGATGATGGGTTTCTCATGAAAGAAACCTTAGATAAAAAGGATAAACCATTTATAAAACATTTGGTTAAAAAACTAAGGGGTGGATCTAAAACACATGCAAAACAAGCAGATGATTTAGAAAAAGCAATGAATGAAGAAGGTCTCCGTGCATGGTTTGGTAAATCAAGTGGAACTACTAAGTCTGGACGCAAAGTAAAAGGTTGGGTTCAAGTTGGTGGTAAATATGATGGTAAACCTTGTGCTCGTCAACCCGGTCAGAAAACAACTCCTAAATGCACATCTTCTTCAAAGAGAAGATCTATGAGTGATAAAGAGAGAGATAGTGCTGCAAGAAGAAAGAGAGCAGCAGATCCGAATCAACCACAAAAATCTGGTGCAGCAGCACCAACAATGGTATCAACCGATCCGAAAAGAAAAATGAAAGAAGAATTTACAACATTACCTTTGAGACTAGAGATTCCTAAAAGCACTTTAGATTTCAAACAAGGATTAATGTTCCGTGAGAGTTTGGATACAGATAGCGGAATGCTTTTTGTATTTGATAATATCGCACAGCAGTCATTTCATATGACTGAAACAAGAATACCTCTTGACATTGCATTTATCAGAGAAGACGGTGTTATCGAAAGTATTAAACAGTTAGAACCAAATAATCCAGTTCCAGTATATTCAGAAGGTGCGATTGAAACAGCGATCGAAGTGAATCGTGGATGGTTTGCAGAGAATAATGTAGAGGTAGGTGATCAATTAGAAATTGAATATGTTATTCCAAATCAAAGACAAAAATATCGTTCAGAGACAGGAACAATTTTTGATATCATCAATGAAGTAAAAGATAAGAAAGGAAAAGGTAGTGGAACCAAAGATGCTTGTTATCATAAGGTTAAGTCAAGATACTCTGTGTGGCCAAGTGCATATGCATCAGGTGCATTAGTTAAGTGTCGTAAAGTTGGTGCTGCAAACTGGGGTAATAAATCAGAAGCATATGAAGTAACTAATGCTGATAAGAAAGGAAATACACCGGCATATCAAGGTTTTAAGGCAGGTAAAAAAAACAAACTTACAGGCAAACCACTTTATAAAGCAGCACCTCATATGAAAGAGAATGCTGTAGAGATACAAAACTCAGATGGTCAAACTATCGCGGGTGTTGTTGATATTGTGGGCCCAGCAAATATGAAACCAATTACCAGTGAAGATGGAGTTTGGAAGGGAACTGAGCAGATAACTGAAATGAAGAGAGATGAGTACGGTGATCCAGTAGGAGGGCCAAAGATCTCNAAGAAACAGAAAGCAAAGAATCTTGCATCAAATACTCCTGATGAACAGCATACTACAACAACCTCTGAAGGTTCTGCATATGGTATGTTTAAAGGATCAGGCAAACCATCAGGTCAAATGGCAGCATTTGGTAAGCAAGAGAAGAAACCAAATCCATATGGTAAGAGAGCAAAATTAAAAATGCTTATCAAAGGATTTGCTGAGAAGGAAAGAATGAAAGCAGGTGTCACAAAAGAAGAAGCAGAAAATATCGATGAAAAGTGTTGGAAAGGTTATGAGAAAAAAGGTATGAAGACAATGTTTGGTAAGAGATATCCAAACTGTGTGAAAAAGAAAGTTGGTGAGTCTGTATCTAACTGGAGAGATGAAATAGGTTATGAGGGTAAGGACGAAGTAAAAAAGTTATCTGAAGATGATATGAAGGGTATGAGTGTCAAGTCTGGACACAAGAGACCCACAAAATCTGGTGCTGGAATGACACAGAAAGGTGTTGAAGCATATCGTCGTAAAAATCCCGGATCTAAATTAAAGACTGCTGTAACCACTGAACCTTCTAAATTAAAGAAAGGATCAAAGGCATCGAATCGAAGAAAGAGTTACTGTGCAAGAAGTGCAGGACAAATGAAGAAGTTTCCAAAAGCAGCAAAAGATCCGAATAGTCGATTAAGACAAGCACGAAGACGTTGGAATTGCTGATTGAATTATGTCTGATAATGTTTACCTTGGAAATCCGAATCTAAAAAAAGCGAATACACCCATACAATTTTCTCAAGAAAATATNCTTGAGTTTGTAAGGTGTAAGGAAGATCCTGTTTATTTTGCAAGAAAATATATACAAATAGTTTCACTCGATAAAGGTCTTGTNCCTTTTAGAATGTATGACTTCCAAGAAAAACTCGTNAGAAACTTCCACGAAAGTCGTTTTAACATCTGTAAGATGCCTCGGCAGACGGGTAAATCCACTACAGTTGTTTCTTATCTGCTTCACTATGCAGTTTTTAATGATAACGTTAATATTGCTATACTCGCGAACAAGGCCTCTACTGCTAGAGATTTATTAGGTAGATTACAATTGGCATATGAAAATTTGCCAAAATGGATGCAACAGGGTATAATCGCATGGAACAAAGGTTCTCTTGAACTTGAAAATGGATCCAAAATTTCAGCTAACTCTACTTCTTCATCTGCTGTCAGAGGTGGATCCTATAATGTCATCTTTCTTGACGAGTTCGCTTTTATCCCGAATCACATTGCTGACGACTTCTTTGCCTCTGTTTATCCTACTATATCTTCTGGACAAAGCACAAA